CACAGGTATTCACCCATCAGTATCTTTTGATGGTGTAGTCTCATATACTTGGGACTTTCAGGGAACTGGCGCATTAACTATCGCATCGGCATAAGGGGGATAATATGGGAACAAAATTAGCGGGTAAATCAGGGGATGTCTATATAGCTGACTTGTTACTCTCTAACTGTGATGTAGCTTGGGATAGTGGCACACACGGGACAGCATCTTTAGATACTACCTACGTTAAGGTAGGTTCTGGGAGTGCTAAGATAGAAATTGACTTGGGTATACAACCTGGCGACATCATAGCATACGATACGATAACATCAGCTAACATTTCGACTTATAACCATATTCTTTGTTGGGCTTATTCTACTGTCACAACTGAACTCAATGATTATTATATAGGCGTAGGGACTACAGGGGCAGGGGCAAGCCCAACTACTACAGTGACCATACCAATTCTAACGGCTACTACATGGAGGTATTGCCATTGTGCATTAGTTGCTGGTACATTCGCAGCAACGACAGCTGGGACTGTCATTGGTTTAGAGTCAAACGCCAATGGTTTAGATGGTGATATTATCTATCTTGATGACATCAGGGCAGCTAAAGTAATAGCGGGTATCAATTCATGGAATCTGGATTATGTCACAGATGCACTAGAGACTACTGATTTTGTATCTGCTGGTGCAAGGTCATATATAGTAGGAGCTTCAAGTTGGTCAGGTTCGTTTAGTGGTTATAAAGATGGTGCACCACTTTCAATAGGTTCTCAATATGGAGTATCACTAGCTGAGAGTGCAACTGCTACTCAAATGTGGTTAGGGAACGCTATAATCACAGCAGTTCATCCCTCTACGGCTTTTGATGGTACAGTTCAATATTCCTATGACTTTCAGGGAACGGGAACCTTAACAATAGCTTCAGCTTAATATGGAAGGGAACTTAGGGGTTCTATATCAAGATGGACAGGTAGGTGGAATCTATGACTGGGAAATTTATCTAATTTGGGATTCCACCGTTCATAAGAACTGGCAAGAATACAAAGTCAAAAAGAATATAACTGCTCAATCCTACTGGTTAATTAAGCCCCCTGATGGTAATTGTTTTGATATAGAACTATACAACACCATACAAGGGGCTTTAGTTTTAATGGACAAAGGGAATGTAGCAATAGACTTCCCCGACATAGTAACTTTAGATAGAAGATTATACGCTCCAATTGAGGTTAGGTGGCTAGGCGATAATGACCACTGAAAGTATTGTTTATCTACTCAGAAAGACCTCTTTGACGAGAAGTGAAATAGGTAAATTAAAACTAGACCAGTTAAACGCTATCATCAAAGAGGTTGCCTTTCAGGAGAGTGTTGAGGAGTACAGGAAACAACACGGGTTAGCTACGATACTAGCAGCAATCTACAATACTATCCCTAGAAAACGAGGTAGTCAAGCATTAAAGGCAAAAGACTTTCTCTCAGGAGAAATGCCCACAAGAGAAGTTAAAAGACAGGATACACTAGAAACCCTGGCAGAGAAGAGGGGAATCAAATTACCAAAGGAGTAAATAGGAGAATGAAGTGGAAGAAGTAAATATCTTAGCTGAAGAAAAACCAAAATCAATCACCTTATCAGATGGTAAGGAATACAAACTACCTCCAATAGACATGACTACCTTGGCGAATATAGAAAAGACTATGGGGTTCGGACTTGGTAGACTCCAGACTAAACTAGAGAATGAAACCATGACTACCATGCGAAGTCTAATCCACGCCCTACTGAAAGAGGAACAGCCCAATTTGGATATTGACAAGGTGGGGCATTTAATCACACTTAAAGAGATGAGTTCTATATCGGAGACTATCAGCGAGATAATGGCTTTATCATAAGAGGTTATAAGATAAAATGGCAGAAACCTTAGTTGAATTAGTTGCTAGAATAAGTGCCGATAGTGCAGAACTAAAGAAAGCTCTTTCTGATTCTGAAAAGGCTGTTGATAAATCAGGTAGTAGTATTCAGTCAAAAGTTGAATCTATTAAGAAATCTATCAATGGCATTTCTACAGCATGGGCTGGTGTTGGTGCTGCTATTATTGGTGGTATGGGATTAGTAGCTAAATCAGCTATGGATGCTGTCGAAAGCGAAAATCTATTTGACGCTTCACTCAAGGGAAATGCAAAAACTGCTCGTGAATGGTCAAATCAAATGAGCAAAGCATTGGGATTAAATGCCTATGAATTAAGAAAGAACACTGGCACATTTTACGTTATGCTTCAATCAATGGGGATGACTAATGATGAAGCTCTGAAGATGTCTGAGAGTATGACCATGTTAGCTTACGACATGGCTTCTTTTTATAACCTGCGAGCAGAGGAGGCATTTGATAAAATAAAATCTGGTATAGTTGGGATGCCTAGACCATTACAGGATTTAGGTATTGTTATTAATGAGACTATGATTAAAACCTATGCCCTGAAAACTGGTCTAATAGAGCAGGGCGAAGAGATGACAGAGCAACAAAAAATCACTGCTAGATATGGGGCATTAATGGAAGCCACCACTACGGCTCAAGGTGATTTAGCTAGAACAATGGATAGCCCTACAAACAAAATGCGAATTTTAGGTAGTGCTATTGATGAAGTTAAAATTATAATTGGTGAGAATCTATTACCGGCAATAGGGAATATGTTAAATTCTTTTACAGGCATTATAGCTAGAATAAAAGACTGGGTAACTGCTAACCCTCAATTAGTCAAGGCTATCATGGCGGGGGCTGTGGCTGTTGCTGTTATAATTGGAGCAGTAATGGGGCTGAAGGTAGCTCTCATACTTTTAGGTACTACAGCCAATTTAATGTTTGGGGGTATTCTAATTCTAATTGGGGCATTAGTAACGGGCGGTGTTTTATTGGTTATGAATTGGGATAAGGTAGCTCATTTCTTTGCAGATATATGGTCTAATATGAAAAATGCCGTTCTCCATGCGGTTGATGCTATTCTAAGTTATCTTCAGAATCTTGTGGGTTTTATCCCATTCCTGAATGATAAGATACAGCAGGCACGTGATAACATTTCTAATATGATAGAAGCTGAAAAGGTGAAGAGGGGGTTGGCGGATGTTGACAGGGCACTAAAAGACACCATTGAGATAATTGAGGAACACACCGAAAGTATTGATATTGATACAGAAGCTCTTGAGGCAAATGCAAAGGCTTTAAAAGAGCAAAAGGAAGCCCATGAAGATTTAATAAATCAGATGGCGAAAACCCGTAGGGAATATGAATATGAAAGAAGCGAGGCAGGGAAATTAAGAATAACATTAAGGGATGTTACCTTTGCATTATTTGATATGGGATTTACCACCGAGCAGATTGCTCAAAAGATGGAGGCACTAGGGGACAGAGCAGATGACGTGAATGTGGTATTAGATGCTTTCGGATTAACTGCTCAACAAGTAAATGATATTCTTAATCAGCAAAAAGACACTATAGATGAAACCACAAAATCATACATAGAACAGGCAGAGGCTATTTCAAAGGTCATTACTCAACAACAAAAAATGAAAGGGACTACGGGGGCGGAAGCCGCTGGCCACGGAATAATAGAAGCAGGAATGTCCCCTGAACAAATCGCTTATGCGAAAGGTTATAATTGGGAGTCCATAACACCCAGTCAATATGGGCAGGTTGTAGGGCTTGCTGGTAACCCCCCTGGCTATCAGGAAGGAGGGATTGTCAGGAATACGGGATTAGCTTATCTACATGAGGGTGAGACGGTTATCCCCGCTAATGAATCAATGGGGAATGTCAATATTTATTTACCCAATCAACCTATCATTTTACAGAGAGAAGACCAGTTATATCAATTAGGGGATATAATATCTAAAGCTATTGATAGAAAACAGAGACTTCGCTTCGGCGGAGCTTATTCTGGAGGTTAAAAGTGGCTAATGAACTAATCCACACATCGGCAGGCACAACTTTAACTCAGGCTGAATTTGAAGCTGTAGGATTGCACGTTTGCAATTCTCAGGCTACAGGGGACTTGATTTATGCTTCATCGTCATCGCAATTATCAAGACTTGCTATCACAGATAGTAGACTCCTTATTTCTAGTGGTGGTGTGCCGACATGGAGCGCAACGCTACCTGCGGTTACCCTTGCAGGGACTATCACAGGTGGTAGTCAGGTAATAAATACTATAGGTCATATAGGCGTTATGACCGCTTCAAGTGCTACGAGAGGAATAGGCTACACTGAAACTTTTACCAATCCTGCGGCGGACTATTATGGGTTTTACTCACGACCTCTGGGTATTGCGACATCAGCACCTAATGCTAAGTCTATGATTGCCTTCTATTGCGAAGCGGATATTTATCAAGGTAACACTCAAACTTGGACAAAAGCTGCACCGGGGGCAGCAGTTGGTGTTCATGGGAAAGTAACAGTAGAAGCTCCAGGAACAGTGACCGCAATAAGTAGTTTAGCTGCTAGCTGTGAAGTGTCTAGTTCAGCCGTAGTCACCAGTAGGTATGGCTTGTATGTCGAAAATGCTATTGGAAACGCAACGCTTACTAATCAATATGGTATTTACATAGCGGACTTGACAAAGGGGAGTAGTCTCGACTATGGCATTTACATAGCTGGTGCTGATACCTACGCAATCTATGTGGCTGCCGATGGTATCTACGCTGGGGGCGGAGTGGATACAAATTCGGTTTATAAAGTATCTGCAACTCAAGTGGTAGGAGCAAGGGTAGTTGATGCTCGTTGCGATGACGCTATTAACAGCGGAGACGCAACTACAGATGGAGTTATTGATGCTTTGAGAGATGCTATGATTACACATGGACTTATAAGTGCAGCTTAATTAAGGAGGAACATGACAATACTAAGTCTTGATTTAACACAGAATCAAATAGATAGAGTGAGGATTGCCCTTCGTCAGAGATATGAAAGAACGGGGGGAGAGATAAAAACTGATAAGGAGCTTAGCCGGGAGTTTTTACTCCATTATTTAGGGCATCTTGTTTTTGAAGAGGAGCGATTGGCTGCTGAATCTCAAGTATTCCCTATGTTAGATACAACATTTTAATAGCAAGGGGGTTCATTAAATCATGTGTCCCTTCCCTTATACCTTTCCGATAACATTTGAAAGCCAAACTACAGGCTATTATATTGAAGTTGACTGGGATAATGATGGGGGTTTTAACCAGACCTATGATGGCATAACTTCCAATGTGAAAAGCGTTCATTTCAGTCGAGGGAAATCAGATGAACTCGGCAAGGCTGAAGTAGGGCAATTATCTGTCACCTTAAATAATGCTGATGGCTTATATACCCCCTCAAAGTCAGGTGGTAATTTATATACCAAATTATTACCCAAGCGACCTATCAGAGTTTATTATACTTCTGGCAATACTGACTACTTTTTGTTTTATGGTTTTATAGAGGAAATCATCCCCCACCCCCATTTGAATGAGCAGGATTGCATTATCACGGCAGTTGACGGAATGGATTTCTTATCACGGCATGATATGGCTACAGCACTTTATAAAGATGCTTTAACAGGGACTATACATGGTTATATCCTAGACGATGCTGGATGGTCAGCTACTATGAGAGCTATTGACGCTGGGCAAATGACTATCCCATATTGGTATGGTCATGATGTCAAGGCTAGATTTGCTCAAGAGGAAATAGACAATAGTGAACAGGGGTTCTCCTATGTAGACGGTTCTGGATATTTTAACTTTGAGGATAGATACCACAGGTCAACTGCTACGCATCAGACCTCGCAAGCTACATTTTCGGATACAATGGCGAACATTACCTATTCTCTAAGTCCTCGTAACATTTATAATATTACCAAGGTCACAGTTACACCTTGGGTGATTCAGGGCAGTGCGACTTTATGGACATTGGTGGGAACACCATCAATCCCGGTGGGGGAATCTACTATATGGTGGGCCGATGCATCGGTGAGTGGAGCCTCAGTATTTGTTGATGCGTGGACTACATTAGTAGCTACAACCGATTATACTGCCAATTCGGAATCTGGAGGGGGAGGGACTGACATGACGGCAGATATTACCGTTACGTTGAGCAAACTCGCCCAGACGATGAAGATAACCTTAAAAAATAATGGTACTGTCCCTGCTTATATTACGCTCTTACAAGCTAGGGGTACTTGGTATGATGACCAAAACAAAGTGACTTTCAAGGCAGAGGATTCCACCTCTCAGACTGCTTACCAAAAACGCACCTTAGAAATTGATGGTAAGTATATGGCCGATAATGCCACTGCCCAGAGTTTGTGTAATTATGCTATTGGTAAATATAAAGACCCGAGAGCTGAATTGTCAATGACAATAATGAACAAGGATGCCACCAATCTTACTCAACTTATAAGCCGTGAAATATCAGATAGAGTAACAATAACAAATACAAAATTGGGGATAACCGCTAAGGCTTACTTTATTGACTACATGGAACACGATATATCAATGAGTGGCAAATTGCATACTGCCACTTATAAATTGGCAGATTGTATCAATGAGGATTTTTGGTGTCTCGGCTTTTCAAAACTGGGCACACAAACTAAATTAGGATATTAGGAGGATACTATGGGATGGACTGCCCCACGTGACTGGACGGTTGGTGAAATTGTTACTGAGGCTATGATGGATACCCATGTGAAGAATAATCTCCGTTATCTAAAGGGTTTAGATGGTGTTCCGACAATAGAATCAGGACTTACGATAGACAACACAGATGGGGATGAAAGATTACTTCTCCCCTTACTTTCAACTGCCGAATGTTCTACAGTTCTAAACGTAGAAGGTGAAGTTGCCTTTGACGAACAAACTCACAGGGTGAAAATCTATGACAATGATGGTGTTGAGAGTTTAGTCTCAACTGCCGATGTAGATGATACCCCTGTTAATGGGGCAACCACTGACCCTGTCTCCTCTAATTGGGCTTATGACCACATAACTGATGCCGACCAACACCCAGAATATCAAAAGGAATCTCTCTTAACCACTGCGGGCGATATAGCATATGCTACGGGGGCTTCCACGTGGGCTAGATTAGCAATAGGAACGGCAGGTCAGCTTTTAAGGACAAACGCAGGTGCTACTGCCCCGGAATGGGCTTCTGTAGTAGCAGTTAATGTATATAAGACAGCAGATGAAACAGTAAATAATTCTACTGCCTTCCAAGATGACAATGAACTTTTATTTGCAGTAGGAGCTAATAAAGCATGGTCTTTTGAAGTTTGTGTGTTGATGATTGGAGACGCAGGTGGTGCTGCTGATATTAAATTCCAATTTACCACTCCTGCGGGGGGAACAGTATATGTCACTGATGCTTCTAGTATTGCTCAGTTAGGCGCAACGGGGGCTTTAACAAGTGGGTTAGCTGCTAAATATGATATATTAAATTCTACTAAGATGATGCTTATGTGGGGAGTTTATATAGGTGGGGCTAATGCTGGAAATGTAACACTTCAATGGGCACAGAATGCCGCTGTTGAAGCTGATACCAAAGTGTTAGCAGGGTCACATATTTTGGCTTGGCAATTAGCCTAAATAGATATTGCAACGCCATTGCAAATAGTGAGAGAATGTGTATATTTAGGGAAAAAGTAGAACCAGAGAGAATACTCCCTACAAGCACAGAGAGGATTGAACACGAGGAGTTGCTTAGTCTTTTGCAGACTCATCTCCCAGAGGCTGGCATTTACCTGTCAGATAGAGAATATCTCTTATGCAAGTATGATGATATGGCTCTATTCCTTGCTCAAGATGAGACCAACAAGATGGGATATATTCCAGAAGAAAGAGATTGTGATGACTTCTCCTACCGCTTAATGGGGCAATTTAGCATCCCTGGTTGGAGCGACCTATGTTTTGGGATTGTTTGGACAGATTATCATGCGTTAAACTGTATGATAGATGAAGATAAAAAGATATGGTTCATTGAACCGCAGACAGATGAAATCAAGGAAATAGCGCATCCCATTAGGTTACTGGTGATATAG